ATCTCTGCCACTGTTCAAAATGAAGAATTGTGTCTAGTGTAGGACGGCCTACCACTGAATTTCATGGAAGAAAAGAAAGTAAACGAGCCTAAAAAAAAGAATCCTTTGGAAAAATTAAAGGAGGGCTTAGAAGATAAAGAAGAACAACTGCAAGTCTTGTCCACTTTTGTGAGATTAGGTGTCGTTGTTTGGTCGGGATTTATATTGACGTTAAATTATGTAACGATCCCTGGACTAGGAGAGCAAGAACGTATAGATCCAACCTTCATAGCTAGCGTGTTTACAGGTGCCCTGGCTTCCTTCGGATTGGAGACAGCAAAAAAGAGAGGAGATGGAACGTATAAAGCTGATGAAGAGAAGAAAAAAGCAGAAGCAGCAGGAGAATTTGGGAATGGAGTCCCTTATACCATCGTAAGAATTGAAACTCCTGTAAAATTAGTACCAGATAAACCACGTGTTGATCCTATTTCTGGTAAAGAAGTAGATCCACAGACAGGAAAACTTACATGAAGAAGCTATTAATCCTGTTTTTACTGGCTTCTCCCTGCCAAGCGGAGATCATATCTAAGCTTTCTAGCTCTACTTCTCTAACAGTTGGAGCTAGTAGTACAAACGCAACTAGGATTCCGTCAACTTACGCAGTGTCGGGAACCAATATAAAGGTCAGTACTGGTGAACACATTGGGAAGCTGACAGCAGGATCAGCTACAGCCGCAGCTACGCTTGATGTTGGAACGTACGAGATAAATACGGCAGGATCAGCATTTTCGCTAACGGAAAGTTGGCAGCAGGGAGATGCCATACCAGCAATAGGCAGTGGTGTTGATGTAAGCACTGGTGTAGTTGCTGATATGCCTGCCTTTGGTAATACGGTCACTATCTCAGGCGGTGTTGCTGGTAACTTGGCTGGTACTGTATTGAGTTCTGGCGTTGTTACGGTTGTAGCTGGTGGCAGTAATACTACGGCTGTAGGACAAGTAACCAACGAACTGACTGTAAGGTGAGAATACTCCTGTGCGTACCTTTCTATATCTCCTACTGCTGTTTAGCCCTAGTGTTCAGGCTGTGCCAGTGGTTCCTCAATTTACACAAGGTACAGTTACTTCGCATACGGAAACGAGTACAAAAATTACAGAGACAATCAACTCGATTGACATAAATACAGGCTGGCAATACACAGTTACTGGGACAAATGTGAAACATTCTGGTTCATCTGTGTCTCCCACCACTGTTACAGCCCCTTCTCAAACCACTGATGGCATTACTTACACATGGGTTGGCCTAGATCACTCCAACAAACCGAATTGGCAGATTCATACAGACGGATCAGCCTTTCAATTTACCGAAACATATTCTGCTCCTGGGGTAAGCCAGCAAACAATCATCCAAAGAACAACCGATCAAACAAGTATCACCGATACAACAAGCATCTTTCAGCAATAGCTTATGGATTACTCACGTTTAACTACGCTCTGCCTGCTTACTCTGGTGATGTCGGTGGCGTTAGTGCTACCGCCGCTCCTAACGCTTCGTCTAGTGGCTCCGTCATTAATCAGGGAGTACAAGTCCTACAAGGACCATTCCATACCAACACGTACGGTAACGGAATACAATGCCAAGGGACTACATTAAGCATTACGCCGTTCGTTACAGGTGCTTTATCGCTTAAACGGCCCTACGAAAGCTATTACCAAGACCCTGTTTACGATACAAGTGATGCTAATGATGATGGAATCATTGATAATCCAGGGAATGTTTTATATTTCAAGGATGTAAGAACAGGACAGAAGGACTCTCACAGCATCACAGGTGGCATTTCTGCAACGCTTTCAGTACCACTGGATAAAAGATTTACTACTCGGTGCTTATCGTCCGCTACAACCCAAGAGAAAATACAACAGCAGATCTTGGCCAATAAGAGGCTTGATTTTGAAATTGCGAGGCTTCGTGAGTGCTCTAAATTTAAACTTCAAGGAATAAATTTTTCTCCTACTAGTTCCGCATATTCTATCTGTGCCGATATTTTGACCAGGCCATTTAAGGAAAAGCCAATAGATCATATTCATTCTATTTCTTCAGACTCCTCTGCTCCGCTTGGCGTTCACGAAGTGACAACACCTTCGGTTTCTTCCCCCGAATAGCAAGAAGTTTCTTCGTAATCTTCTTAGAAATCTTCTTAACTTGCCCTTTCAGTTGCTTCTGTACCATCTTTGCTATTGGTTGACCTAATACAGTGACACCGATAACTGAAGTAACAGCTATCGCACTTGTATTAAGTAATGTCGTTGGTGGTGGAGTGTAAGTGTTAACAATCTCCAATACACCTCTTTCCTCGTATAGAGTTTTGCATTGATTTCCATCTCGTTCATACCCCCGAATTATTTTTGTTCCGTATTTTCCGATTGCCCCTACAGGTAAATCATCAGGTCTGGGGCAAGGCAGGATTTTAGGAACTAAAGGATTTTTTGGTGGTGGGTTATTGTTATCTTCTGTTGAAGTGGATTCTTTTTTCTTTTCCTCTTGTTTAGCAGAATTGATTTTTGGTGTAGTGGCTTGGGGAGTTGGCTCTATATCCTCTGGCCTGTAATCGACAGGATTATATGAGGGCATCCCTGCGTCACAATACACTTGAACGCCCCTATCGTCATCTGTTTTTAACTTCTTATTGCTACCTGAATCTGGATGTGCTTCTACGCAACCAGGGATTTCAAATATTAAATTAGGCTGCTGTAAGTTAAGAGTTATGGGTTGAACATTGGGAATGTTCGTAGAAACTCTGTCGATAGAATTACTAGGGATAAAAATATTATCGACTTGTATATCTGGTATTTCATCCACTTAACAATCTACAAAGTCACCACCAATATCTTTACCAATCTGTCCTGCTTTCTTAATAGCAACTGCATTAGCAATCCAGCCTATGATTGGGATGTTGGATAATGTACTAGTAGCAGGAGTAGCAGTAACTAAAGAAGTTCCTACTATTTCACCATTAGATTCTGCGCTGCCTTTATTTTTAATGCACTGAAGATAGTCAGCGGCTAGTGCTGTGTTTTCTCCAGGCTGATGTGCAACATATTCTTTTCTTGTGTAATCAGTTTTACCATTCCATTTAGATTTTTCTGAACTAAATAAAACTGTTTTAGGTGAGTGCATGTTATGCCTTATCATCACCTCCAATCCTTTCTCGTCTTTCTTATATCGCATTTGGCTACTACTGTTTTCTGTAGTCGCTAATGATGAAAGATTCGGCAATGAATCCCCTGACCTACTTAGTAGAACAAGGGAAAAGAAATTACTACCGATTAATCCGAGGCCGAGGAGAAGAGGAAGATAGTTACCTTCCTTCATCTGTGTCATAACTTAGGCAATCCTGTTGTGGTGGGCATTGAAGGCATTGATTCTTTAACCAATTCAGGGATTTGACCCTTTACCTTATTCAGAATTGTATTCACAATCTTATCTTTATTCAAGTAACCAACTACACCTGTGCCGATAACTAATACGTTAAGAGCGAGAGAAGTGATTGCGATGATTTTCATGTAGTTCCATTTAAGCAGATTCTAAAGCAGCTACTTTAGTTTCTAATGTTTCAACTTTAGCTGATAATTCCTTGATAGCATTAACTAAGACAGGTACTAATCTTTCATACTTAAGACCATAACTTGTTTCATCTTCATTGAGATTGACAACAAGCATGTCATCTTTCTTACTAGCAAACCCATCAGCTTGTTCAATAGCTAATACGTCTTGTGCTAAGAAACCAATATGTTGCCTTGCTTTTTTCTTTGAACCATCTGGTGTAGCAGTAGATTTTACACTTCCGTCATCATTGTATTCGTTATACCAAGTTCTTTTATCCCATCTGTAGGTTACAGGTTTTAGTTGCTCTACCCACTTTAAGCCATAAGTAAAGTCAGTAACATCTGTTTTATCCCTTTTATCTGATGACGAAATAGATGTATCATTACAATAGAAATCTGTTACAGAGTTATTACCTAGACATATAACATTATCTCCAGTAGTAATGTTACCAGAAGGTGAAGCTGATCTACCTGCATCGAATCCAAGACATGTATTATTATCACCTGTTGTGACTTCACCACAGGCATTATAACCAAAAGCAGTGTTATAACTACCTGTTGTTACTGGGAACATAGCACCACCACCCATAGCTGTGTTATAACTACCAGTACTTATTTGCTTTGCTGTCTCGCTCCCTACAGCAAAATTCATAGTTCCACTTGATACGGCTCTCAGCACCTGATATCCAATTCCAACGTTATGATCTCCTGTAACAGCGTTTGAAAAAAATGTATCCGTACCTATACCAATGTTATAACTACCAGTTGTTATCTTTTTTGCTGCGTTCATACCGATTCCTATATTATAAGAACCAGTTGTTGTACCACTTAAGGCATAGTCACCAAGGGATGAATTATTATTTCCTGTAGTAATAGCACCATTAGTAGAAGCACCTACTCCTACATTTCTAGCACCAGATGTTATAGCACTACCAGAATCATTACCTAAACCAATATTTCTAGTACCCGTGAGAGCAGTGGAGGAACTTCCTTTTAAAGCAGATGTCCCCATTCCAATGTTAGTGTGACCAGTAACATATCTACCTGCCTGATATCCAAAGAATGTACAACTACTATTTGTAGTTAGACTAGCCCCAGAGTATGCTCCAAACATAGTATGGTAGTCACCTGATGTTATACCTGTACCTGCGTCATATCCAAATAGAGTATTATCAGTAGCTCCACTTTGGCTATCTCCTGCGTTTGTACCACCTATGGTGTTACGGCTACCATCAGAGCTGACACTACCACCAGCAGCCGCCCACGTTCCATCCCCTCTTAAGAAGTTAGAACCAGAAGCTGTACCAGTTCCGAGCCTTGCTGTTGCTACTGTTCCAGAAGTTAAATTACTTGCATTTAAATTAGTTAAATCTGCTTCTGGGACAGCAGCCCATGTTAAACCACCTGTATTACCAGATTGAGCTGATAAGAAATAACCATTAGTAGGTGAGTTAGATACTTTTAAATTAGCTTCATCAATTATATTATCTGCAACAACAGTCGCACCATCTGCTGAAGATGTTACTTCTCCAGTGTGATTAGGGTGTGTGTAGTTATTAGCATTTGCTGCAATACCATCTAGCTTTGTACCATCAACAGATACATCTCTACCATCAACTGTTTGGCTACCAGAGAAGGTAAGATTACCTGTCATCTGATCACCAGATTTAGACAGCAGGTTTCCTGTAGCTGTTACACCACCTTGCCAAGCTGAACCGTTATATACCTTTAATTCATTACCAGTTGTATCAAAGTAAAGATCACCTGTATCTAAACTAGATGTAGGTGCTGAACTAGCTACTCTATAACGTGCCGCAAAGTCATTAACACTAGAGAGATTAGTAGCTACGGTATTTACGTTAGCTATTGAACCTCCAACATTATTGACATTAGTAATTGCACCAGCAACAGTATTTATGTTGGTTGCGTTTGAATTAACAGCATTAATATTTGTACTGTTTCCAGCAACAGAAGTTACGTTAGAACTAATACCAGCAACTGTAGTTACGTTGGCATTGATTCCAGCAACAGTAGTAATGTTGGCATTGTTGCCAGCTACTGTATTGACATTGCTAATAGCTCCAGCAACTGTATTTACATTAGAAATACTTCCAGCAACCGTAGTTACTTCAGTAGCTTTAGGAACTAATCTATGGAATGTATAAGTATTTAAAGTAGATGTAGTCTCTACTATCATTCCAAAGGTAGCAGCATATGTTGTGCTATTAGCTAAACCAGTGATGGTGACTGTTGAGTTGCCGACAGTACCATTAGAAATGGTTGCAACTCCAGATCCATTGGAGGTAACGTTGCTGCCGAGAGCTTTAATAGATACAAGAGTTCCAGCCCCGTTATTAACGTCAGGGTTAGCGTTAGGAAAAGATGTTTCATTAGCTATTGGTACAAAACCACCTACGTCATCTACTAAATCAATAATCCTGTCATTGATAGCAGCAGTTGTGGCTATGGTTGTGTCATTGTCTGGGAAGGTGTCACCATCTTTAATCGTGTCACCTGTACTGATATTGAAGTATCTAGCGTCTGATTCTGTTTCTGTGTAATACCTTCCGTCTAAAGCACCAGTTGCTATTTCAGAAGAAGTTAGTTTATCAGATTGTAGTAGTGTTTTTATTTCACTAGCTGTCTGATCTGCTGTAGCGTTGTCTTGTATTGCATTTAACTTCGTATGATCAGCGTCAGTAAAGACATTAGAATCTGAAGCTGCTTCTACTGCTGCTCGAATTTCTGCGTTAGTTTGATCAGCCGTTGCATTTGCTTCTATAGCGTTTAGTTTTGTGTGATCTGCATCAGTAAATACATTACTATCACTGGCTGCTTCTACTGCTGCTCTGATTTCTGCGTTAGTTTGATCGGCGGTTGCCCCAGTTTCTATACCGTCTAATTTAGATTTATCTGAGGCTGACATGCTGCCAGAGTTAGATCCAGTAGCTGCAATAACATTAAGAGTAACCTTTCCAGAACTAGGTGAATTATCAGTGATAGATATGCTAGAACCAGCAGCAATATCATCAGTTAGGGCTGAATCTATTTTTGTATCAATAGTGGAATCTGTATAGCTTTTAGTTGCTGCGTCTTGTGCTGCTGTTGGATCAGCTACTTCTGTCAACTTTTTATTTCCTAAGCTTGGTAGACCTGTAGATTCTGATGTCGTTACAGTCTGGAACTGGCTATCTTTTAGCTCCTGGTCAATGTATAAACTTTGTAGGGCACTTGTATCTAGGTCGTTAGCAGTAAGAGTAGCACCATCGCGGTAATCGACAAGAGGAGAATCTAGTGATGAGTTTCTTCTTATTTCTATCCTTACATTTGCTGATGGTATACCTGTTCCTAATCGTATAAGTTTAGGAGATACGTTAGTTATAACTTGATATTCACCTGTTCCTGTTCCTTGATTTAACTTGGTGTAATTATTGTAGACCTCGATGTGAGCTTCCTTGATATAAGGGAAGGTGAAAGTAAAGTCAGTAGTCCCACTAGCTGAAGTAGTGTTGATTACTCTTGTTGATCCGACTGTGTAACTCATGGCTTAGTTCAGGCTTGGGGACTTCAGAAACTTCTTAGTATTGATATTATCCTCTAATGTCGGCTCCGACAGTTGCAATCCTAATTCAT